GCGACGTCATCCAAACCCATGTTTAATTGCTCCATGAGCTGCATGTCCTGACTGGACATCGAGATATTCTGGATATGGGAGAGGTTCTGAAGAGCCACCACGTCCTGCTGGTAAATCTCGCGGTTGATCTGCTTGGCATACGCCTGAGCCTCCTTCGGGTCGAAACGGCCTGCCGAGATGGGCGCAACGGTCGAGTCGGCACCCTCCGAGATGAGCAACTTCACACGACCGCCCTTGGCTGCATTCTCCAACGCCTGCGCCTTCTGCGTCTTGATGAGCGTCAGCGTGTCGAAGGCATAGCGCAAGGTGGGGATGCCCCAGAAGCCGTTCTCCTCCTTGAACGTGTTGGGGAAGTGGAGCACATCACGCGCCGGAATGTTGGCACGGCTGCGCTCGCCACGGTCAGAGAACCACGTCAGGTTGTAAGTCCCCAGCCCCATGTTGTAGACGCCACACGTGGCACGCCACAGCGCAATCGGCTCGTCGGTGTCCGTGTCGCGCTCGATATACACAAAACCATTGCCGCGCTGTAGGCGGTCAATCGTCACCTGCTCCCACAGCGTCGCCGCCGTCGTAATCGGGTTCGGCTCCACCTGCAACAGGTAGTTAATCTTCGTACCCGCGCTCTGATAGCGGTCAGAGTTCGACACGTCCATCACGAAGTTGCCGCCCTCGCGGTCCATCCGCTGGTACTGGAGCTGCATCTGTCCGATGGTCTTCGCCCTCAGCTCGATGGCACGGTACACCGCCGAGATAGCCAACGCCATGCGAGGCGATTGCACCGGCATGATGTTCTCCTCGAACGACCCGCCGTGACCCTCTATCTGCTTCTTGGCATAGTCCGTCGTGTCCGTCGTCGATGCCGGCACCCCGACGGTTCCCTGACCTATCGGGGCCTCGCGCTTGCGGAACATATTTACAAAGAAATTATCCATATCTATTTCCTTTTTCTATTCGGTTGAAAACACGTCACGGGTTTACCGCAGAAAATCGGAGCAATCAAGTCCGTCTTCTGAGGTATCGCCTTGTCAGAGTTATGGAAGTACCACGTCATCAGGTTGCCGTCGGTGATGATGTCCTCGCTCACGGGCAACACTTTCAGATTACTGTAGAATCGGTTGATGATGGCCGATGTGATGGTCTGGTCGATGCGCTCAATGGCATTGGTTCCCATAAGGCACAGCAGACCAAATGTGAGGTCGTTGATGTCGTTGTTCACGCGGTTATCCTTCAGGACTTCAAAGCAACCCTGATACAGCCCTTCTTGCATCAGGTCGTAGCCCATGCGTTTCAAGGCCACCATACACTTGGCCGCTTGCGCTGCCGGATAGTTGCGCGTCTTCACCCACACATCGTATTCGCTGGGCAGTGTGTTACGATGGGGATGTATCATCAGACATCGGTCATACTTGCCGCGCTCGAACTCGTCCACTATCGGCTTCAGCGACTTGTTGATACCGATTGAGCCGTCCACCCTCACAATGATGGGTGTGTCGGCATAGCGGAACGGATGGAAGCGCACGGTGTAGCATTTGGCGAAAGGTGAGAATCGTGGCATAGGGTCATAGATGACCTGCCACGTCTCACTCTTTAGGTGTGGGTCATCCGTCACCAGCACATAGTCGGCATTGGGGTCTTTTTCCTTGACTTCGTGCACCCGCTCATAGCCGTTGAAGATGTATGTCAGTACCGTGTACCTCATTCCCACAAGTCTTTATGTTCGTTGAGCCACGCCTGCTGAGTCTGCAAGTCGTTCTTCCTCCACGAGCCGGCACCGTAGTGCTCAATCATACTCTTGATCTGCTCGCGGCTGATAGCCTTGCCGTGACACTGCGGCTTCAGTCGCTTGATGTCGTCGAGGAAAGCGGAACCCGTGTCCCACCAGTTGCGCTTGTCTTCGCCTTGGTGCAAAGCCCACGCACGGTTCGGGTCGAAGTACCTTGCTCCACCTGCAACGCACATCGGTACGTTCACCCAGCAGAGCAACGGCAACAGCCTGGGGATGCGCTTGGCAGTAACATTCGAGATATATCCACAGCAGCACTGGTCTTCCATGAACATCCAGTCGAATGGAGCCTTGATGAGAATGTCCGAGTCCATCAGTATGAAGCCTTCGGGCACCAGCTCCCACAGTTTCTGCACCGACATCATGTGAACGTCGCTACCGAAGTAGCACCCTTTTGCGCATCCAATCTTCCCGTCGCGCTCAGGGTACTTCGCCAGTTCCTTCTCGAAGTCGATGATTTGTCCCTTTCGGTTATTAATCACCTTCACGCCCTTCATCTTCTTCGTGAATGGCCGCTCGTCTGAGTTGTCAAAAATAACAACCTTATATTCCTCGCCGCCGTGCTTGCGGACGCTCTTAACCAATGCCTCCGTCAGTTCGGGCGTGTTGAAATGTACGATTGCTACTTGTTTCTTCATCTTTTCTTCTTTGGTTTAGTTTCATCTATACTTCTTCGTGCAGGGCCATCACGACGTTGTTGTCGTCGGTCATGACCGTATGATCTTCGGAGGTTACGATCTTACGATAGTCCATGATGTTCACCTGAGTAGTCATCTCCGTTGCTCGGATGATGATTTTGTTGTCGTGATAGTCTTCGTTGAGCGACTGAATCTGATAGATTTTGTTGTGCATCTCTATCAGGCTCTCGCGGGTGATGGTTATGTTCGCACTGAAGTTCATACGGAAGATGACGCTATCGTAGGCATCCAGCGCACCCTCGCGGAGTGCCATGGTGCCTTTGGAAAACTCATACGATGACCACAGCGAGCCGTCGCGCCGGTAGCCCGTCTTCTCACCAAACTGCCGCTCTGAGGGCTGCACCTTGTTGAGAATCGTCACGCGGTGGTTGCGCATTCCTGATGTGAATCCTGTGCTCATTGTCTTGCTGTTTATGGTTCGTGAGCGGCAAAGACGATGTGATCGTCTGCCGTGCGGATGTTGTGGCCGTCGGCGGTGATAATCTCGCGCAGGTCGATGAGGGCGTTCTTTTTGCCCGTCAGTGTTACTTGGCACGTGGTGCGCTGGCGGTTCTGTGCCGTGTATTGCACATCGCTGATGATAGCGTCACCGGCTAACAGTTGACCGGTGCTCTCTCGGTTCATCTCTCCACTTGTGGTATTGAGCTGCACCTGCACCGTCTCACCGATGAGGTCTGCAAGGTCACTGACTCCGATGGCTTCAACGTAGTCAATGTCCGTTAATACAGCATTAGCCGTTACAGACCATTGCAGGCTCACCACGCGGTTCTTCGTCCATGCGCCTTCGTCGTCCTTTGTCGAATACGGCGTGACGTTAAGTTGGAGCTGTAGCTGGCAGTCGAGGGCCGCGCCGATAGCCTTGCCGCCCACGAATATTCTGAGGTTTTGTCCTTTTACTGTTGCCATTGTTCGTTAGTGGATTAAGACCCTGCGGAAAAACCGCAGGGTACGGTGATTACTACTCGGTTACGGGCTGCAAGGCTTCGGCGTAGGGATTCCAGTCGATGCCTTCCTTCTCGGCACGTCCAGCCTCGAGGCACTGGTTCTTCCAGGCAAGGCAGGCTTCGTTGAAAGCCTTCAACTGCGCCTTGGTCTCGAAGTCGTGATAAACGGGGGTGCCGTCCTCCTCTTCGCCAATCTTCAGGCGACAGGGAGCGGTGGCGGTGGTGAAGTTAATCTGGTTCTCGATAGAGAGCCAAACGGGTTTGCCATCGAAGGTCATGCCGCCCACGATCTGCGCCGTGATGCGCTCGTTGATGTCGGCAATGATGGCAGCCTTGACAGCCTCAAAGGTCGGTTTACCCTGCTTTTTGTAGAAGTCAATCTGATACCACTCGGCATTCTCTCCATTGGTAGGGTTCAGTCCGTACATGATGACCACGCGGCTCTGGTCCTCTGATACTGGAGCGTAGTCGCTCACGTTGCCGCAATACTTGTTGTTTGCCATGATTTTGCTTGTTAAATGAAACATTATCTAACAAGCGGGCGAAATGTGGTTTGGGGTTTACCGATGCAAATAATAGCACGTCATATCATCGGCGAAATGGCCGTGCTTCAGGAATGGTTCTACACAGAACAGCTCGCGGCTTAGCCGGTGAGCGTCAAAG